TTAAACCGAGACTTCATTTTAGAATCTCCCCATACCCCTCTTATCTGTATCTGTATCTGTATGTGCTTAACAAAAGTCAACGGGTTTACAGAGTTGACAAATAATTAAACTCTGTTATGGTTGTGGAAATGCAAGAACAAGATAGTGGATTGAATTGGGTTCCTACCGGGTGGACACCACTTTTCGAGAGTATAATCAACTCATCTGTGTGGAGGGAATCGAAGGAAACAAGATTGGTTTGGATAACTATTTTGGCCAAGAAAGACAGGAATGGGTTTGTGCGGTCGGCGTTGTGGGCGTTGGCAAGGGATGCTGGAATCAGCGAGGAAGAATGTGCCAAGGCGGTGAAGGTGTTGGAATCTCCCGATTCAGACTCGGCGTGCAAGGATAATGAGGGAAGGCGGATTCAGGTGGTGGATGGAGGTTGGTTGGTTCTGAACCACGATTTGTGGCGGGACAGAATAAACCGAGCAAACCGTCTTTCAGCACAAGCGGCGTGGCAGAAAGAATATCGAAAACGCAAGGGGCGTCGGGTTCGGGAGGCGGCTTGTGAGGGGGCACAGACGGCAATTAATGAAGCGTTGGATTCAGCAAAGGAACAAATATGAGCGAACAAAAAACCTACATTCCAAAATCCAGCGCCAAGGAAGTTCAATTCCGAAACGGTGGGTCAATCCTCAAGGTCGGGTTGCATGTCGAATCCATGATTGCCTTCTTGCAGACGCACCTTAACGAGGCTGGTTATGTGAACCTTGGCATCAGCCGCCGCCGTGAGGTTGGTTCACATGGTGATACCCATTGCGTGTGGCTGGACACATGGAAGCCGGATATGAATAAAATGAGGGAGGCTGCGGGAGCGCCGATGAAGCCGGTTGACAGTCAACCAAAACCAGCGGATGATGACAGTGATTCTGTGCCGTTCTGATTATGAACTTTCTACGCCTCTGGAGCGATTTCCGTTCATTTCGTTCAACGATGAAGGAATGGCTTGGCGAAGGTGGCTGTCCGGTCAGTTCTGAAACGGCGGCGTCCCGTGCGATTCAATGCCGTGGCTGCGTTTTTAACCAGAGGGGGTCAGGATATACCGATTTTGCCGCCGGGACGCTTAAAAGGCATCTGGAAGCGAAAATGAAGGCACGGTTGAGTGTGCTCAAAGAGGAGGAATTGCATACATGCCAGATTTGTTCATGTTACCTTCCGTTGAAGATTCATGTTCCTTACAAACACATAAGGAGTTTCCAAAGGGAAGATGTCAGGCAGGCGATAATCAAGGGCAAACCGGACTGCTGGCAACTGTCAAACGACCGTTGACGGGTCGGGTATTTCTTGTTCAGTCAGTTCAATCCCAACTTCCTTGGCGGCTTGAAGCTCTTTCATCAGGTCGGCGATGGATGAGAATTCGACGTGAACGCCTTCGGGCATCTGGTCAATCACTTCGCGCAGATGGTCAACCGCTTCTTCGATGGTGTCACCAATGCCAACGCACCAGCCGATTTCAGCCACGCCTTGAGGGTCGGGTGGAACACAGATCTTTCCATCGGATTTGCATGAGAATGATATTTTAACGAATTGGTCAATTTCTTCGGGGATTTTGAACACACCCCAATGGTCACGATCAACCTTGAAAATGGCTTGTGCTCCAAACTTGGTTACCTGCTCCGGCTCAACCAGGATTCCGTTTGCTCCCTGCCAGATGATTTCTCCAAGGTTTCCGATCATCTCACACATGCACTGGCTCGGCGGTGAGGGGAATCGCGTTGTAGGATCAATAAAAAAAGATTCCCCCTCTTTTGTGATTCTGACTTCGGTGCAAAACATGCCACGGTAGCCGTATGATTTAAGGATGGTGGAAAACGCTTCGTTGACACACCGGGTTTCTTCGGGGCAATCAGCGAACTTTTGGAACGCCCCGATGTAACTGGAATCTTTCGATTCCATTCCATGAATGATGGTCTTTGGCCATTGTCCATCAATGCAGTAGGTATCAATGCCATCCTCGATTTCAGTGTCAATCGAGGCAAACACCCAAAACACCAAATTCTCCTTTAGCGGGCCAAGTTTTGCGGCCATCTCATCAATGATATTTTCATCCTCAGCCATGCTTCGGAAATGGAACGTCTCAAAGTCACCCCGATAGGTGTCCACCTTGATGTATTGGTCGGGATTGTCTTGCAGGAACAGTCGAAGGTTTGTTGTGCCTTTGATTTTCTCCGCTTTCGGAACTGGCAGATTGGTCTTGGTTTTCAGGATATCAAGGAACTTGCCGCGTCGGGCCTCAAGTTCATCTGCATTGCGGCAACCCCATACCGGAATTCCGCGTTCGATGAATTGTTTTTGCAAGTCGGAATATCCGATGTCAGGAAACACGGCCAAATCAATTTCGCTGGCAACTGATTCAACCGATTCAACCCGGATAATTTCGCTGTAACCATCTCCAATTATATCGTCTCGAAAGTGGGGAAACGCCGTCTCCCACGGCGACCAGTAATAAACGCGGGAAAACTCACGGGACAAACGGCGAGCGACATGAACAAATAATCCCGCATCTACACACAGACAAGTGATGTCTTTTGCTTCCTTCATGGCAGGGCTAAAATTCGGTTGTCGTGTTCTTTCCAGTCAACACCCATTTCAGCAGCCATCAGGCGCTCAATCGTGGTGGCAAAGAAATGTTCACGCCGATATGGAGCATTTTGGTCGTCACCCGGTTCGCTGGTGTCTCCCTTCTTTCGGTTATCCTCGAACCGGGCGTCAAACTCATCAATATCAGCGAACTTGATTCCACGCTTGTAACACAAAACAGCCTCACAAAGTTCGTGAATTGCTACAAGCAGAGCGGAGTCGGTTCCAATTTCCTCGCTGACGCAGATGGTGAGATTTCCCATTCCATCGTGGAAATAATCGCCGCAAGTTGGGTACGGCTGTTTGCAATGAGGAATTGTTTCGATGATGATTTTCATGGAAACAAACTATTCCCTTTCAAGCGGCTGTCTGGATTGGCGGGCAATGTCAGCCACGGTCTTGATATTCTGCCGCTGTTGGTCGGCGACAAACGCGGTGTCCTTGTGACGGCGCTTCTGCATCTCAGCAAGCTCTTTAGACTTGAGCTTTTGCTGTGTCTCAGCGGTCTTTCCCTGAATCTTTGCCTGCGTCTCCATCATGGACTGCTGGATGTCGGCGCTGCCATTCTGCTGTTGCTGTTTCTGCATCTCCATTTGAAGGTGCTGTTGCATCTTCTTGATTTCGTTGTTTATCTGATTCAACGACTTGGCAAATTCCTTCATCTTCGGCTCATTGCCGGTGTCACCTTGCATCCCTTGAACCAGTTTTCCGATGGTGGTCGCGCAGTTTTGCAGTCCGATGAGTTCTTCGGGCTTTGGAATCTTGGTGGTCTGCTGAATCTTGGCGATGGTTCGAACCGTGAACTCAATCAGGGTTTGAATCTGCTCAATCGGATTCAGTCCTTCGGGGACAACGTAAGGCATACCGAGCATCAGCGATGGGAACGCGGCGGCTGCGGCTGCGGCTGAGGTTGATACCCGCTTAGAGTCGGTCTTGAACCAACGTTTTGCGCGAGGGGTTCCAATCATGGACACAGCGGCATCATGCGCCATCTCCTGCTGCGCGGACGGGTCGGCGAGCGGACGAAGTTTCATGGTGTTTTCCGCCTCAACCATCGCCATAGTCGGGTTTCCATTGCCAAGCGGCATGGTGATTTCAACGCGCCACTTTTTAACATCCATCCATGCGTCGGGAATTCCAGCGGTCTTGCACGTCTTTTGAAAATCCAAAACATCCTCGTCATCGGAGTCGGCCAAACAGAACCGGCGGCAGATTTCCTTGCAGGAGAACTTTTCATAGATGCCGGCGGTCAGCATCAGGCCTGAAAGCAGGGCGTTGTTTTGCTGCACCTTGACGCCGGTTTCAAAGGCCGTCTGTTCACGCGCCGTCCCGTTGTCAATGCTCTGCGTGTATGCCGTGGACGCCTCGTTTTGCAGTTGCTTGGTCTGCGCCATGACGCCCTCAACCAATGCCGCATCCACTTGATGGCGTTCATTGGATGGTATGAAGGAAACCCCCGGCTTTACCACGCCAAGATTTTGAAACACCTGAACCTGCGCCCTCGCACGATCAACCGGGTCGTTCATGCGAAGCAGGATGTTGAACTGGTCAAGCGTGTGCTGCAACAAGCGGCATCGGGTGAAGTCCGTCCAGTAACACGGCTCGAACAAGGCAAATCCAAGTGAGCGGACGGAATGAAAAAGGAACGGAGCCTTGTTGTTTAAGTCGCCAAATTGGACGTGAAGAATGTTTCGCCACGAATCGGCAATCGCCGTGTCTGATTTGCAAATAAATTGGTCGTCAGTTTCGGTCGTTACGCCGGATGTGTTGTTTTCAGGAACAACTTTCAGCCACCACTTGCCATCATCATCCTTGTGATAGAAGTGCCACAGATTGATGGTTGGCATGGCGTCCCCCGACCAGAATCCGGCGTTTTGTTTTCGGATTTCCTCGAACTTTTCCGGCACGGTTTCGATGTCGTAATTGTTCTCAGCCATTGTTGTGTTGACCTGCTCGACATTTTTAAGAATGGCGGTGACAGCGGGTTTGTTCCATGTGAATTTGCCCTTGGACTTGGAGAATGCCTTTTTTGAAAGCTCACCCGGAGTGTATGGAACACGGACGGAAAACCAAGTCAGGTTGCGGAAACTCAACTCCGTATCGGTGGCAACCCGCAAATCTTCAATGGCGACATAGCGCGGCAACCACGCGAATTTGTCCTCCCACATCATGGGGCCGATACCGTGCGAAACAACCGCCGCCCAACGCGAGCGATGCAACTCAAAGTATTCCAGCGCCCGGTCTCCTTCCTTCATCTTGTCATTGATGGCCTCTGTAATGACACCCTCCCAGTCGGAGCGGACTTCTTCCGGCGCATGAGGAATGGACACGGTAAAGAAAGTGGACGGAGACATGAAGTTGGTGACGTACTGGCGGCGGGCATGGGACAATGCCCCCATGAGTTCACCCCACCGATTGTAAATCTTCATGCCAAGACGCTTGGCCTCATCCTCCTCGACCAGCGGTTCGTTGTTGGCGGCACGGTTTATCAGCAAACGATTTTGGCCGCGACTTTCTTCCGATTCATCGCCCGCCCGAATTGTGTCCAAAACTTTTGAAGGTGTGCTAAAATCTGGCATAAAATTAGTTGGTTTTTACCGGCGTTCCACACGAACTGCAAGGCGCTGCGAAAAATCTATGACTTGACCTCGCCTGCTCAAAGCATCCTTCACAGTCTCGACAATAGTCAGGGTTGTTATTTTGCACGGCGCACTGGTAGGTGTCCACATCCTCAAGGGTTTCAGCGAGACTGGCACGTGGAAGATTGTTGGCGATGCGAAAAGCACTGACAAGTTTGACAAGCTCCTCGATGACCGGGCCTGACGGGAAGGTGTGCCGGATTCCAATAGTTTGTGTGTAAACATAATTTCCCGGCAGCGAATTTTCATAAGACTTTAGTATCCACATGATTCAATGTTTAAGAAGTCCGGCATTAATGGCATCATCCCACTCTTTTGCCTCTTTTGCAAAGAAATCTTCTTCGGGTTTGGTGGATTGAACATCGCGTCCGATGCGTTCAATTCTGAAACCGAGCCGGCGAGCGCCCTCAATGGCGATACAAAGTTGGTCAAATAAATCAGGACTTTTCTTTATCCTCTCCTTCATGTCGTCCTTCGTCTCAACCTCGATCTTGTTTCCCATGACGACCCTGAACAATCGCAACTGACCCTCCTGAGCAACAGCCATTGATAAATTCCGAATCTGATTTGACTCAATGGCTTCACGGGCTGAAAACCAAAGTTCCGTGATTCCTTTAGAATAATGCTCATCGCACCGCTTCAACCGCTTCTCCCCATTCTTATCGTCAACGTATAAATCAAACCTGACGGGACGCTCAGTTGGACGTGCGCCAGAATCCACAGGAACCGGACAATTTAAGCCAAATAATTTTGCGAATGAAAATCCCAAAGTTCCTCGACCAAACGAATCGTAGAAGAAATTCTCAGGAGGAATGTTTAACCTCTCATGCTGGTTAAAGACGTATTCAGCGATTTGATCTTCTGGCTCAAGCGGTGAATTGGGTTTGATGGGAATGATTTCGGGTGTGCCAACGGCAAATATCATGTTGCCATCTTTATCCTCTCCAAACTCGCACTCACCACCAATGCAACGGTCTCCACCACCGTATGCTGGATCAAGCGCGTATAGTTTTGTCCGTGGTGTTCCCTTCCAAATTGCCGTGTCGAAAGCCTTGTGCCGCTCGCAAAGTCCAATGGTGATGACGCGGTTGGAAACCATGCCGCGTGATGGTTTTCCGATGGCCTGTTGGTAATACTGCCACGAATCCAATCCGTGCGTTGCCGCCATTGCGTCAACAAATTTCTGGCTGACAAGATACGGGAACCGATTTTTTGGTTCGTCATTGTTAGGAGAGTCTCGGCCATCGAAAGCAACCACATGAGCATCATACCAGCGCGAAGTCCATTCTTGGGTCTTTCCTGAGTCAACGAACGAATCCCAACCACCCTTCGGCTCGGATGCGGTGCAAAGCGGGTCGGATATGTCGGTTGGATTTCCAGCCATGACTCCCTTGAAGCCATCGCTTACCATCCAGTTTGTGTAGGCGTCCAAGAAACTAGGTTTCATAACGGCGGCTTCGTCACCGTAATGTTTCAGGATGCCGTCATTTTTTCCCGGAGAGTGAGGTGGTTTTGCTCCTTGGAACTTCCCCATGCCCACAAAGCGACCACCGGACACGCAGGCAACGCAGACGATGCCTCGAATCAATTCCCTTGCCAGTTGGTTATCGTCGTCAATATCATCCGGTGTAATTTGCATCTTGGTATCCAACACATAACCGGGCAACCACTCAAATCTTGACCGGCCACGATTGAACAGCGACTTCACGCGGCCCCATACCTTCAATTCCAGAGATTTGATGTCGGTTGAAGAAATAATTGCCAGCGAGTTCTTGCTGAACACCCAAAAATCAATCAAGGCATGAACGGTGAAAATATACGTTTTATTGGACGAGGCGCTTCCAAGGAAACAAGTCACCTTTTTTTCGCAGATTCGTGTCAGACCTAAAACAAACCAACGATGCTGGTCATCCTCTGGCCAGAGTAATTTATGGGCGGCAAGATAATGTTTCACCGCTTCCGGCTTTCCATACAACTTGCGGATAGAGTCGAATTCCCTTGCCAGCGCAAGATCGGCAGCGGAGTATTGGTCGGACACGATGTAAATTTACCGTTGCCAAAAGCGATGTCAAGTGGTATAGAACACTCCATGAGTGCCATTTCACTTGCGCCCGTTTCTGAATTCAGTTTCGGCAATCTGCCGGTTGCGGCCAATCCGCCGATGTCCTACGATGTCACGCTTGGAACTCCGGCAGTTCAACTTATCACTCCGCCATTCACAAATCTTGTCGCTCATATTGACGAAATCAACGGTGTCGGGCCGTCCTACGTCTGGAATCCTACATCGGCAGCATGGAAACAAATCTGATGAAAAAACTTATCTGCCTCTTTCTCTTGATGGCCCCGTTCATTGCGCGGGCGGATTGGTATGCGTCCCAGTCATGGGTACTTGGACTTCTTAGTAGTAACGGCGTTGTTTTGTTTGCTGGAACGAACGTCGTTTTAACCACCAACGCCGGGAAAATCTACATCAATGTTCCCATTCCCTCAAACACCAATGCGCTGACTGCTGGACAGTCAAACATCCTTGCTCTTGCTCTTACAAATCCAGCGGCGTTCAAACCAATCACCAACAACTTTTCCTCCTACGGTCGGGAGACTTACAGGAACAGGGACTTTTTTTTGGGTGGAGATTTCAACAATAACTTTGGATTTGAAAGCACCAACACAAGCAAGTTGATTAGTTTTGCCGCTCCGACCTTCAATGACCAGAATGTTTATTACGCATGGCTCGCCAGCATGTCGCTGGCGAATGAAATCCATCTGACGCTTGGTGGGCAGGACAGGTCGAGTGGTTATTTTGGGGCTTGGGGTGTGACTGAAATTGATTTTGTCACCGCACCCTCAGTGGGTTCAGGCCCGGCGGTTCAGTGGATGATTGACTCAAATGGAAACTTTTATCCCTTCACATCCGGGTCGTTGGTAAATTTGGGAGCGCCGTCTAAAAGGGTGAACAGCGGATACCTCTCAAACCTCGACGCGACGGTTTCCGTCAAGACAGGAATGATTACCAATGGCAACATGATTATTCTCAGCTCAACCAATGTCGCCCCTCCAAATAACAACCCGAATTACGTCTGGGTTTCGACCGCCACGAACGCGCCGGGCTATTTCTTTGTTGGAAGCAATGGGGTATGGGTGAGGAAATGATATGGCTGGAGAAAGACTCATTTACGGCTTCCTGAAATCCTTCCCCAAAGGCCAAAACTCTGACGTTGACCCGCTGTTGCTTCCGCCTGACCAGCTTTCATTCGCCTCCAACGCGACGGTGCGTGGGGATTTTGCATCCCAGCGACCCCCGTTCCTGAACCTGCAACTGAGTTACGATGAGGCTCAAACCGGGACGGATTTTCAGACCGGACTTTTCCAAGGAGCGTGCTACTACCGAAACGGGTCAAACGGATACATCATGCTCGCTGTCAGCGGAAAGCTTTTCAGAATTACAATCAATCCCGGAGGGACTGCGCTGGTAGCTGAAATCACAATACCATCCCTAAATTCAGCAGCAGCCGTTCAGAATTGGCTGTGGCAGTCGGAGGGATTTGTGATTTGGAATGACGGGCTAAACCTTCCCATCTTTTACGACGGGACAAATACGCGACGGTCATTGGGTGCATATCCTGTTCAACTTGGTTCACTGGCAGTCGGTTTTACCGTTCCCGCTCTGAATCAATATGTCGCAGGTGATGTCTCGCTCAATGCGGCATGGACTGGCGGGCTTGGAATGATTTTGATTGGCTCCGCGCTTTACAATGTCCAGAGCTACACAGGAGCATCAGTCGGGGGTCGGGTGACGCTTGGACTGAATGCCATCACCTACGCGGGGGGAGATTTGATAAATCCCGGTTCGGCTGTCTCGATAAACAACAAGTATCTGGGAACCATTCTGGATGCAACGGATGACAGCGGAAACTCAATAACTGCTTTTCCAGCG